CTGAAGTTACGACCGTGGACGTATTCGGCCAGCTTCCAGCTGCTACTTGATCAACCATCGGCATGGAGAACCTTATAATTAAATTTTCCGGGGCTCGTGATACATGGTCCGCGATCCACGCTTCACGTGTGGGCATCCAATGCTTAACTGTTGGAGATAGTTTACAGACTTCATATATTTTGTTTAAGTGATCTAGATTCTGGACGTCGCCTGAGTCATGCCATCTAAAAAATTTCACCTTCTTTGAATTTATTTGATGGGCCATTGCTTCGATCCATTTTTTCTTTTTAATAGCTTTTAATCTTTTGTATTGCGCGGCTTGAACATCAGGAAAGACATAGCAGCCTTTAAGAGCGTAACAGCCATAACAAACTGAGCCTTTAATTTTTCTAAGCTTGGCGCCCGTCTTGCATTCTTTGGCAGGAATTCCAATTGAAAACCCGGGCATCTTGGAGGGCTTGCTTAGTGTGTGAGTAATTTTTATTGCTTCAGCTGTATTCATTCATCCCCCTCATTATCTTGGAGATTTAAAGCGGCCGCTATTTCTTTGGCCGTTTGTTTATTTTTAGTAAATGCTATTGTTTCAATCTTACCATTTTGATGGTCAAATTTAACCGCGTTATCTTCTGCAAAATAATTATCCATTTGTATTTCTTCTTTCTATTTTAATTATATTATTTAATTGTGTCCCTTTTAAGGCGCTTGAAGCTTGATACTTGAACCGTGGAGCGCGGTCACTGTTCCGTGCCGCTTGAAGCTTGAAGCTTTTAAAAAAGCGCTCACAGCTGGCCACATAGGCGCGCGGTAGGCGCCTATGATCTTCTAAGAAATAATGGGTTAGGTCCCGATGTTTAATTCTTTTCATTCAGCGTCCCTCTGTCTTTGTCTTGACGCACTGTCTTCTTGATCTTTTTTTACCAGCCGTAGAATTTCTTCCATTGCATCGGCTATTCTTTTTAGTTGTTCATCGTTCATTTATTTCTCCTGTATTGGTTAACTTAAACGTTACTACTTAATTGTGTTCATACTAAGGCTTGAAGCTTGAAGCTTTCAACCTCTGGTTGAATTTTCCTAATTCCTGATCCAAAGTGTCTTTGTTCTTCATTGGCATAAGCCGCCTTTGGATCAGGGATCCCAGATCCACTAGCTACTCCACGCTGAGGCTCCTCAGTGTTGCCAATGGATCCCAGATCCAACATTCTCTATAGGCGCACACTTGAGTCGGCGCATACTAGTTGATCAAACTAGCATATATTGGATCAGGGATCAGTAGCGCTGTCAGCAAAAGCTGATCGGGTATCCCCGTCCAACGCTAAAAATCTCTAAAGGTTTGACAAATTTTAGGATCGGAAAACCAATAAACGAGATCCATATCCTTTATAACATGGGACAAATAATAAGCAATAACTTTATTTAAATAAACTTCTTGACATTAGTAGGATTATCCTTTATACTTGGACGGTGGCTGGGGATGGTGGTATATATAGTAAACAATGCAACTTCAGGTTGTGCTAATTTTTTGCCTTAAAATCGCCTTATTTCAAGTGTAGGATAATCCTATTAATAAACATAAAGGAGAAATAAATATGCCGAAAATGACAAAATACCAATTAGAGCATTTTGAAGATAAGGTGAAGAGAAACCTTAATCCTCTAATTGAAGAACAAGAATTGTTAGTCAAGCAATTCACAACCGAAGCAACTGACAAAGCAAGTAAGAAACTTGCAATTAAAATAGGTGCACAAAAAATCATTGATACTTTAAAAGATGCTGAAGAAAGTTTGACAAAGGCGCAACTTTCAGCACAAAGTTTCTTTGAGAAAAAAGCATCTACAAAGGACATGAAGGAAAACTTAAACTCTAGTTTTGATAAGAGCTCTTATAGACATAGTGATGATAAAATCAAATTGTCCGATTGTGAGGAACAAATAAGAACGTGGGCTAAAACACTGGCCGAGAAGGAGATAGAGAAAAGACCAGAAGGCAAACAACTTGCTAAATTAAAGCAAATTAAAAGAGTGGCTTTAGATACGATCATGGAAAGTGAAGCCCCTGCAACTTTGATTGAAAGTCTTAACAAGGTTATGACTAAATTTATTGGAGTTTCATGGCATGAACAACCAAGAGCAATAGAGCATAATTAACACTTGACAATGGGGAGAATATAGGATATAATCTCCCCATTAACTAATACAGGAGAAAAAATGTTACACACAGACAGACTAGAACAATTAAACAAACAAATAGTAATAGGTGAAAAGATTAGTATCCTAATGAATCAATCAGACAAACTGATGGACATAATAAAAGCTAATCAAAATGAAGTTGACAAATTAAAAGAAGAATCAGATCAGTTGCAAACTCACATGGATAATGCAACAGATAATGAACCTTTTCCACTTCAAAGGTAAATTAAAGACTTGACAATGGGGAGAATATAGGATATAATCTTCCCATTAACATACAGGAGAAAAAAACATGATACCAAATACACCGTGTAAGATTACTTACTTTGCCGTGAAGCATGGCAAGATGATAACAAGAAACGCAACATGGACAGAGGGTTGCAAATACTTTATAAGTAAAGTTGGCAATAAAATGATAACGTACTTTGATATGGACGCACAAGGTTACAGAACCGCAAAAGGTTCTTGGACTGTGAGGTATTAATGATAGCACATTGGACAAAGTATTTTAGTTTTACTTATACTTATAATAAATGGAGATATAAATAATGACACAACAAGAAAAAACTACACATGATCTTTTCAGTTATGAGCCGTGTTTATATTGTAACGGAGACGGAGAAGTAGAAGTAGAAAACACTAAACGTTCTGAAGAAATTGAGGATTGCGAAATATGTGACGGAACGGGAATAGCGCCAGGAGTAGCACAATGACACAATTAAATAATGAACACTTTGAACTACATGACAAGAACAAAGCTGAACGATACGAGCGACAGAAACTTACATTTTTAGAAGATAGAATAAAAGTGTTAGAGAAAGCAATTGAAAGCCATGCCAAGATTTTGGCTAGATTTCAAATGACCGAGGGAGTTATGCACAAAGGGGAAAAAATAGCTGATAGTGCAGAAGATCTATTTACTAAAATGATGGGTGGAAAATAAACCCTTGACCACGGAACAGGGATAGTATAGGATTAGGCTTAACAAATACAGGAGAAGTTATGAACATAAAAGAAATAAAAAAAGGAGATAAGATCTTACATAGTCACATGGGTACTCAACCCCTAGTATCTGGCATTGTAATGGAATCACCTATTGTTGGACGTGGCATTCGTAGTACATTGCTAGTGCATGTTAAAGGATCGGAGGTAGGTTTCTTTGATGATATAGGATCTATCTATATAAAAGAAGTGTTGAAAGTATTTAGAGATGACAACTGGTTACCAGTTGAACATGGTTAACTGAACACACAATGTGTGCGCCTCGCAAGCAAGGCGCACAACCACAGCGTGTGGCGCGCCGCTCGCGCCCGCTCGCGCCTGCTCGCTTGTATATCAATAGAGGTACCAGACCCATTCAGGAATTTGCAGCAAGTATATTTATTAATATAGTATATATAAAAAGGGGTCCCAAGACTTACTCTTTATAGCTTGATTTGGACGGTTTTAGCCTGTAAAAACTAAATGGGTTACAAAAGTACCTTTATAAAAATTTTGCAAAAAAATATATGGAAATAGACTTAGAAAAGATTAAGAAGCTGCCACCCGATATTAAGAAAGACTTCATGAAGATGTATTTGAGGTTGGCAGAGAAGAAAAAAATTTTAAAAATTCGGGAGGACTTTTTAAGTTTTACCAAACACATTTGGCCGGAATTCATCGAGGGTGCTCACCACAAAATTGTTGCAAAAAAATTTAACGAAATAGCAGAAGGCAAACTTAAAAGATTAATTGTCAATATGCCACCTAGGCATACAAAGTCCGAGTTCGCTAGCTCCTTGCTGCCCGCCTGGATGATCGGGAGAAATTCTAAACTTAAAATTATTCAAACGACTCACACAGGGGAACTAGCAATTAGATTCGGGCGTAAAGCTAAGACACTCATGGATTCTCCAGAGTATAAAGAAATTTTTGAAACGAGATTAAGAGAAGATAGTCAGGCAGCGGGTCGCTGGGAAACAGCGCAAGGCGGCGAGTATTTCG